GCTCAAAGCGGTAAAGCAGAAGACGAATTAAATTATAGAAAAGCACTTAATTTAGTTACGCCTGAAGCGGCCGCCAAAGAAAAAGCAGATTTAGACAGGGCCAGCGCACTTAGAGAATTTAATGAAGGACAATCTAATGTAAATAATGTAAAAGAGAAAAGAGATCTAGCACGAAAAAATGCAGAAGTTGATGAATTAGGTATCATGACTAACGTTGCTCAGATTGAGTCAATGACAACAATGAACAAAGTTATAGACGCACAAAGCGAGTCTTTTAAAGCTGTTTACGATCAAAAATTGGCTGCAGCTGATCAAACGGAAAATCTTGCTAGTAAAATGAATAGTTATGCTGGCATTGTACATGGTGCTTTCCAAAGTATGGGCGACGCTTTAGCTGAATTTGCCAGAACTGGTAAACTAGACTTTAAAGGTCTTGTAGATCAAATGTTGATGGATTTAATTAGATTTGAATTACGTGCGCAAATGTCTGCATTATACGGTGGCATGAATGGACTAAGTGGTATGATGACTTCAGCTGCAGCATTTTTTACTGCAACACCTGTAGTACCTGCTGCCAAAGGTGCAGTATACGATACTGGACTGCAAACATACGCTAAAGGCGGAATGTTTACTAATTCAGTTGTTGATCAACCTACCCTATTTAAGTTTGCACAAGGTACAGGTTTAATGGGCGAAGCAGGTCCCGAAGCTATTATGCCCCTAAAGCGCGATAATCAAGGAAACTTAGGAGTTCGAGGTGGCGGTAGCAATGTAGATGTAGTTATTAACAACTATAGCACTGAAAAAGCAACTACTAAAGAAACCATGGATTCACGTGGAAATCGTCGTATAGAAGTAATGGTTGGCGATATGGTTGCAGGCGAATTAAATCGTGTAGGTTCAAATACTCAACAAGCAATGACAACTAGTTATGGTACAACACCATTACTGGCAAGGAGATAATATATGCCAATAGTAGCATGGCCAGCATCGCTTCCGCAAGTGCCTCAAAAAGGCTTTACTGAATCGGTTGGAATTAATGTTATACGCTCACAAACAGATGCTGGCCCTGCGAAACAAAGACGCAGGGCTTCGCGTCCTAGTGAGTTTACTCTAAACTTTTTAATGACTACCGCACAGACTCAGAAACTAGAAGACTTTATAAAAAATCTTCCTACAAATACTACTACGCCTGGTATTGCTGGTGTTAATCGTTTTAGCTTTACGCATCCACGACTTTATACTACCGTAGAAGTACGTATTATACCTGGTAGTAGTGGTGAATTTTTTACTTTACAATATATGGCACCAGGGTACTGGTCTACCAGTCTTAAATTTGAAGTGATGCCATGAGCAGAATAAATAGTTTATCACAATCAGCTATTAGAGCAATGTTTGCTTCAGAAACACCGGAAGCATTAATTTTACTTGTTACTATTACTGATCCATCAAATCCTACAACTCCTGTGCGTTTAGCTGATGGCTATACTAACAGGATTGAGTCTCTAACAACAGACACAGATGTAGTATATGGCGTTACTAGTACTATTAATGGAGGCATTAGTAGAGACTATTTATTTTTGCCTATGCAAATAGCTTTGCCAGGCGAAGAAGAAGCAGGATCAGGACAATGTAGTTTAATACTAAACTTTGTTACTCGTGAAGCGATTGATCTTATACGCACTCATTTAACAAGCCCCGTTAGTGTAAAAATAGATATAGTACTAGCTAGTAGCCCTAACACTGTTGAAGCTAGTTTTTCAGGTTTTAAAATAACTAATGTTACTTACAACGCTGATCAAATCAGATTTGATTTAAATATGGTAAGCCTTAGTCGTGAACCATTTCCATGTTTTACGTTTACTCCGGCCAACTTTCCAGGATTATTTTAATGAATTATAATAAGTATATTGGATTACCTTATACCAGTAATGGTAGAGATGAAAGCGGAATTGACTGCTGGGGATTAGTGCGTTTATTTTATAAACAAGAGTATGATATCGACTTACCAAGCTATACTGAAGAGTATGCTGGAGCATATGATACACGTATTCTTGAGATGATGGATCAATATAAAAACAATTGGTCACAAGTCCAAACACCAGAAATCGGCTCAGTTATAGTATTCAATATATTAGGGGAACCTTTTCACGTAGGTATCTACGTTGGAGAAGATAAGTTTATCCATGCCCGTGACGGCATGGATACTGTTTTAGAGTCTGTTAATAGCCCAAAATGGACTAAACGTATTGAAGGTTACTATAAATATAGTACGCAAGCTAGCACAATGCTGGTAGGTAAACCTCACCCCTTAAAACAAGCAAATTACACACAACTAGTTATACCTGGAGCTACATTAGCCGATGTATCCCAAAATTTAATTAATACATATAAAATTAGCGATTACTTTGCTAAAAAATTAATCTTATTTTTAGACGGCGTTAAGATCCCGCAATCCGAGTGGAGCACTGTGCGTGTACAAGCAGGTCAAAGCGTAGTATATAACGTAGTGCCAGAGGGTAAGAGCACTATGCGTTTAATAGCTACCATTATTGTATTATATGTAGCTATTAACTATGGGGCTGACATTGGTGCTGCAATGGGTTTTACTGAAACCACAGCTACTTTAGCCGGTACAGCTGAAGTAAGTGTAACTGCAACTGGCAAAATAGTCGGTACTATGGCTATTAATATGGCAGGTATGGCACTTATTAATGCCGCCTTTCCTATTCGCCCATTAAATGGAAAAGATCCAGGGAGTTCCGCACCTGTAAATGCGTTTAGCGGTGCTGCAAATCAAGCTAATCGTTTTGGCGCTATTCCTGTTGTGCTCGGCAAAATGCGTAGCACTGCAATGCTTGGAGCAGTGCCTTATGTACAAACATTAACAGATACTAGCGTATTACACTTATCCCTTGTATGGGGATTTGGACCGCTAGCAGTTGATGATATTCGTGTAGGTGCAAAAACTTTAAATGAACTTTTTTACACTACTCAAGCTGGTGTGGGACTTGATCACCCAGTACCAGAGACTTTGTTAGGAGTACCTCAGGAAACTACAAGTGGTAAGCTAGATGCTTTTGACAAATTATTTCCAACTGATATAGAGCAAAGATTTCCTCAAATTGAGTTAGTTAACAATAGTATAGACGGAAATCCTCCCGCAGTAATTACTCTAGAAGAGTTTGCTGAAGATATCGATATAGCATTTACTTTTCCAGAAGGTATGCGCAAAATTAAGAATACTGACGGAACTGTAACCGATGCTACTTGTTCAATTCAAGTTCGTTTACGTAATGACACTCTTGGTCAAACAGGTTTTTCAACATTACCTGCCTACCATCTAGGCAACTACGCATCAGCAACACCTAGTGACACAGGTTTTAAAACTACAATTAGTTCTGCACCTGTATACACTAACCCAGGCACTAATGAATTAGAAAATCTTTACAAATGGTATGTAATTGCTATGGCACCAGGAGGTGGCATAGCAGTATTTAGCGGAGCCGCTACTGATAGTCAATATGCAGATCCCTCTAATTATCTAAAGAGTTTAACTACACGAGGGTCGTACGCGGCTTTTGTAGGTACTGACGGAAACAATATATTAAGGCTACCTAGTATTCCGAATGGTTATATTAAATTACATACTTTATGTTTCTTTGGCTCAAGTTATTTAGAAGCTTCTACAGTATCGCACCTAGCTAATACTAGTACTAGAACTATAGAAGGCCTAGGACTTACTTCTGTTACCAGAGGAGTGCAGCGTAATTCAGATGGTACAGCTGTTACAGATGGTGATCAAAGTCAAATACCTACAACTGATTTTGACATTGTTATAGGCGCAGGACGAATTGTAGAAACTGCAGTTGCTGCAGGCACACCACAACCTATATTTAATGCTAATCAATTTCCAGGCGTTATTTCCGGAAGCTATGTAGGTAATTACGATGGTTGGAACTTCTTTTTACAAAATAATCGAACATGGTCATATACAGGCACAGGCGGCAGCATGACAGCTGCCCTTGAGTTTGATAAAACTGCTCAAGTAACTTTCCCGGAAGCAGGATACTATGAAATATCAGCAGCTGTTGACGATGAAGGCTCTGTAAGCATTGATGGAGCAAAGTTAATTACTATACCTAAAAATGCTTACGATCAAGTAGCTGTAACATGGTTTTATGCCGAAGCTAACAGTGTACACGCAGTAAGAATGAAAGGCATAAACTCTCAGGGGGGTAATGCAGCAGTAGCTTTGACTATTACATACGCTAAAAATGCTGGATTAAACATTGCAGGTTCTATGGGTAATGAACTAATATTTGGCAAAGGTGGATTCTTTTCACAACGAAAAGACGCATTTAACTATGTTTATAAAATTCATGGATTACCACGAGCAAAGTACTCTATTCAAATAATTAGAACAAACAATGATGAAACAGAAAAAGCAGAAGATAAAGATCATAGATATTATACTAAAGCAATTCTTTACGCAGTAACAGGATTTAATAAACAAACACTAAACTCTAATAATCAACTAGTACCTATTCGTGTTGTAAAAAATCCGCCAAATTGTCACTTAGCCAGAACTTTTATTAAAGTCCAAAGCACTAATAAAATAAATGGTAGTTTAGAAGGGGTTAATGCTTTAGTACAAACTAAGTCTAATGTACTAAATAGAATAACAAACGATTGGAAAACTGTAGATGTTACTAACAATCCTGCAGCATTATTCCTTTATGTACTAATGCACCCTGCTAATGCTTACAGAGTAGCAAACAATATTATAGATGCCGCAAA